GGTCAGCAACGAGGTTTCGGCGCACCCGTATCTGAGCCGGCACTTGGCCAGCGAGGTGAACGTTCCACAACCAAAGGCCGTAAAGTCAGCAAAGGCCGCGCCGCAGAAACAGGACGCGGCGATCTCACAGGAGGCCGACGATGGAGAAGCAGCTGACGCTTGACGATTTTCGTCTAAGGTTCCCCGAATTCGACGCGGACAGCTTCCCGGACATAGCGGTTAAGGCCCGTTTGGCCCTAGCCGCTAAATTTTTCTCCGCGGAGAGCTGGCCCGACGACGAGATCAGAATGCACGTCTGCGGACTGTACGCGGCGCATTTTCTGAAGCTAGCGGGCTCCTATGCGGAAGGCGGGAGCGGCGGCGATAACTCCGCTTTGTCTCAGGTGTCTTCGATGTCCGTTGACGGTGCGTCCGTTAGCTACGACACAGGGACTGCGTCTGAGGACGGGGCGGGAACCTGGAACCTGACAGCGTACGGCAGGGAGCTGTGGCAGTTGATTCAGGTATTTGGCGCCGGGGCGCGGCAAATATGAAAAAGTCGATTTCGGTTTCCATGTCACGCAACGATGCGGCGCTCAACCAGGCGCTGCGCCGCCTAGCAAAAACCGCCGTTTACGTGGGAATCGCCTCAGGGTCTGAGGGCGACTCGCGAAAGGACGGCGCCCCCAGCAATCATCTGCTCGGGTTCGTCCATGAAAACGGTTCGCCCGCCAACGGCATTCCGCCCAGACCGTTCCTGGTCCCGAGCCTAGAGGCAAACCGCGAGATGATCGTGGACGGCCTCAAGAACGCGATGAGCGCGGCTTTAAACGGGGATGAGAAATCCAGCGGTCAGGCGCTGGAACGCTTGGCGATTCAGTCGGCCTCGACGGTTAAAAACTATATGCAGACTGCGGATTTCGAGCCGTTGAAACCGCAGACGATCGCCAGACGTAATCGTTCCCGCATGACGAGTGGTCAGCGCGAGAACGAGATAGAGGGCGTGAGCATTCGCCCGCTTATCAATACAGGGCAACTGCGCGACGCCATTGACGGTGTTGTGGTGGAGGAATGATGGCCACATTAGATGTAGAACGCGTGATTCGATCGCCTTTGTTCACGTCTTCTTGTACGCTGATCACGGGCGTTGAGGGGCGGGACGAGGCAGGCAACGCCGTATGGACCGACGGCGGCCGCGCCACAGTGCAGGCAGTCGTCACGTCAGATACAAAGACGCTGGCCAGACCCCCGGAGGCGCTGCGGCGCGAGGGCATGATTCTGGTGCGCTTTATGGCGGCAGACGCGCCTCCTGGTTTTACCGGCGGCGGATTTGACACTGTCGAATGGCGGGGCAGGCGTTTTCTGGTCAAGGACTGCGCCGATTACTCGCAGTTTGGCAAAGGCTTCCTGCGCTTGACGTGCTGGCCTGAGGAGTTGAACGATGGCAGTTATTGACAGTCGTACCCCTGGCGCACTGAGTCCCTCAGTCGTCGAGAATGCGGACAATTTTCTCGACCCCCTGCGCCTATGGATCGCCGCGCTTGTCGATTTGCCGCGGGAGCAGGTTCGCGCCTCCTGGTTGCGAAAACCCGGCACACAGCCGACCCGCGGCACAACCTGGTGCGCGGTCGCAGTGAAGGGCTTGACCACTACTCCGGTGTTTCGGCACGGTCGCCGCGGCGATCTCAACGAGGCAGAAAGCGGCGACGTTCAGCATACATCGCACGAGGATGCGGAATGCGTCCTGAGTTTTTACGGCCCTGCCGGTTTGACTTTGGCGCAGCGATTTCGGGACTCAGCCCAGGTCCTGCAGAACCGTCGCTTGCTCGAAACACAGGGCCTAACGCTGATTAGCCTTGATCAGAGCACACAACGACTCCCGGACCTGGTGATGGACCAATGGATCGATCGCTACGACATTCTGTTTCATGTCGGACGAAAGGTCTCCCGAACGTATGGCATCAGAACGCTTACGAGCGCTGATGTTTCGATTTTTACAGAAAGAGGAAAACTATGAGCATTGCACCCACACTTCCGGTCTCGGAAGTTGTTAACGTAACAACGGTCATGTCTCCCGTCGCCGCGGCGCTTAGAAATTTCGGCGCCATGTTGGTTCTCGGAACCAGCGACGTGATCGACACGGACGAACGACTGCGCACGTACGCCAACGTTGAGGGCGTGGCGGCCGATTTCGGAACCTCGGCCCCGGAGTATGAGGCCGCTGTTTCGTTCTTTGGTCAGTCGCCCCAGCCGTCGCAGCTAGTGATCGGTCGTTGGGCCAAAAACGCTACGGCAGGACTGCTGCGCGGCCGTATGTTGGCAGTGTCCGAGCAGCAGATTTCGGTCTACGAGCAGATCACTGAGGGCGGATTCACTGTTGAAATTGACGGAGATACAGTCTCCGTTTCGGGTGTCGATCTCAGCGCCCAGAGCAACCTGAACGGCGTGGCCTCGCTGATCACGAATGCGTTGAGTTCCAAAGGAGCTTGCGTTTTTGACGGGACACGTTTCGTCATCAAATCAGCGAGCACCGGCGAGGGTTCCACCGTCGCTAACGTTTCGGAAACTGAGCTTTCCACGCTGATGGGTCTGAACAGCGGTACCGCTCGTGTGAGCGGCAAGGGGGCTGAATCTCTAAAGGACGCGGTTACCGCCTGCCTAGATTTTACGAACTGGTATGGCCTGTTTGTCTGCGATTCGTGGACGGAGGAAGATGCGCTTGAGGTATCCGCGTTAATCAACGCGGCCCAGCCCTCCAGAATCGTTGCGTGGACATCCAATGACTCCGCTGAAATGGACCCGACTAGCACAGCGTCGCTTGGCTCCAAACTGAAAGCGCTTAACTATAACCGAACGTTCACGACATATTCAAGCACAAGCACAACCGCTTCGCTGTCGGTTCTGGGCCGCATGAGCACGGTCAATTTTGAGGGCTCCAACACAACGATCACGCTGAAATTCAAACAGCTCCCGGGCGTGGCCGCTGAGAACCTGAGAACCTCTCAGTCGCTGGCGCTGAGAAACAAAAACGTGAACGTTTTCGCCGCATTCCAAAACGACACATCGATTTATAAAGAGGGCGTCATGTCCGGCGGCTGGTTCATCGATGAGACGCACGGTCTTGACTGGCTGCAGAACCGCATTGAAACGGACCTCTGGAACCTGTTGTACACATCGACGACAAAAATCGGTCAGGATGAATCTGGCATGACCGCAATCACCGCGACGATCAATAAATCGCTGGATGCAGCAGTTCGCAACGGATTGATCGCACCGGGCGTATGGAATGGTGACTCATTCGGTTCACTGGAGCGCGGTGAAACTCTGACGACTGGATATTACGTTTACGTTCAGCCCCTAGAGGAACAGTCCCAGAGCGACCGTGAGGCACGAGATCGCGGCGAAACTGAAGGGCGCTGTTCATTTCATCGACGTCACACTGACGATCAACCGATAAGGAGAAAGAAAAATGTCAACATATTCGTTTATGGACGTGACAGCTACGCTAGTCGGTCCTACAGGCGTGATCGATCTCGGCTATGGCTCAGCCAACTCGAAGGAGGGTATTTCGGTCGAATATAGCCAGCCGCGCAACAATCGAACTGTCGGCGCTGACGGCGAGGTTATGCATTCTCTGAGGGCAGATAAAAGCGGAACTGTTACGGTGCGGCTTCTTTACACGTCCCCCACGAACGCTAAGCTGAAGGCCATGTTCAATGCGCAGAGCTTGAGCTCCAGTCTCTGGGGGAATAATGTGCTGACGCTCCTCAACAAAGGGAACACGGACACCATAGTGGCAAGGTCTGCCGCGTTCCAAAATATGCCGAGTCAGACGTTCTCAGAGGACGGACAGCCTGTTCTCGACTGGGTTTTTGACTGCGGCAAGATCGACACTCTCAGCGGAACGTACTAATGGATAAACTCGTACCACAAAAATTTACGTTGCAGGGGCACGAGTACCTGGTGGGGCGGCTTGACCTTTTTGAGTCTATGAAACTGCAAAAACGGTTAGGGCCGCTCATGCCCACTGCGTTTAATAACGTGCTGTACGAAATGTGGACAGCATACGGTCAGTCAATGCCCGAATCTAAGGCATCGCTGAGCGACAAATTGACGGAGTTCGGCACACTCCTGGCGGTTTGTCAGCCTCTGCTGGATCGCATCGCGCAGATGTCAGACGCAGATTTTGATTTCTGCGTCAAAACGGCCCTGAGCGTTGTGGAGCGTCGCTCCGAGGGCGGAAAAAACTGGGTTCGCGTCTATGCGGACGGCGCACTGGCGTTTGATGACATTGATTTTCCCACTACCTGCGTTCTGGTCAGCGCCGTTGTACAGCGTGAGCTCCGCCCTTTTATCGACGCCTTGAATCTCTGACGTTCGTTCAGGGCGTCGAATCGAACGGTCTCAGCCCGTTTCGGAGCCTGCCTGACGGATTGGATTTTCTTCTGCGTCCAGTACACGCAGGGATGATCCGCTATCCAAGCCTGAAGGACGGCTCCTTAACGCTTGAGGACATCTTGCTGATGAACGTCTATCTTGATAATCAGCGATTCAACGAATACGTTTTGGAAAAGGAGTTCAAACGTGAGTAGCGTTCTGGCGGGCTTTTTGGTGCGCCTGGGCTTTGTCGTCGACAAGGATCAGCAAGCGAAATTTCAGGCCTCGATCGACCATGCCGGCAAGCGCATGAGAGAGATCACCATGCGCGGGGCGGCATTAGGCACCGCGTTCACCGCTGCGTTTGCCAAGAGCACGCAGGAGGTGAATCGTTTTTACAACCTGACCAACCAGGTGGGCGGATCGATCCGCGGGCTGAATAACGTCGCGTCGGCAGTGGCTAAGGTCGGCGGAAACTACGACCAGGCGGTATCCAGCATTCAGGCGTTCGCGAACAGGCTGACGTTTACTCCGGGGATGGAGCAAGCGATCAAGAACCTGACGCAAATCGACCTGCGGGACCAGAACGGTCAAATGC